TTGATGGATTTGCCAGCCACCTGACAGGCTTGTTCTACTGTCATACCCTCTGCCATACATTGGAGGATGACCTTCTTAGCCTTGTCTGCCTCTTTGGTCTTATTAGGTGTGACTGTCATTAGATCCTAGTCTGATGGGCGTAGATACATTACACCCCACTAAAAGTGGTGCCACGCACCACCTGCTTCGGTGCTTAGCGCCCCGAAGCGACCTCAAGGAGCGAGGGGGTAAGTTGGTAACCGTTATCGGGCGCGTAGCGTGAGCGCAGCGCCCTCTACGGTCGCAAATGCTAGGGCTGGGTCGCATTTGCTCCCTACTATATATAAGGCAGAAAAAATAGCGCATTTCTCTATTATGTGACGAAAGTCACCTTATTCGCGGCTTCTTTATATACAAAACGGACAGATCACCCCCGATTTAGGAGAGATATTTATTTGGGGAGTACAAGTATCGCCCGCCCGTTTTTTAGCATACGGGGGTCTTGTTTTCTATATCCTGAGAACTTCCTGAGAGCGGTCTGAGAGCGGTTGTTGCCCTAAGGTTATGAGGGCTTGCTAACCCATCGGCACCCTTGCGCCCCCTGCCCCCTGTCTTTTTCTAATATCTCTTTTGTAATAAACCGCTCAACTAAGTTACTCACCTATCCCACGCGGTAACTTACTATCTATTTTCGCAACACTTTTGTTGCGTAATTACCCACCTACACGGGCTAAAGGTTTGACCGATTATGACCGACACGCCCGCCTTGTTCTGCCTTGCGTGTTAGATAAGCCTTGCTATACACTCGCCCCGCAGGGGCGCAGACCGCGCCCCGCGAAAGGATAAAATGAACACTCAAATTGAAAAACTCACCGCTCAAGAGTTATTTATTATCAAATCCGCCCTTCATTTATTGGCAGAAAAGACTCAAATTGAAGGCGATTTTTTTGGTGACTTTGACGCTATCGCGGAACTAGAAAAATCTTTTGTTATTGCTTACTATGAAAAGGTAGGCGCATAATGTCTCACACCCTTGATGAGTGCGAATTTACTAGCGCAGAATATTTTGATGAGTGCGAACTATGCGGTGAATTAACCGCCTGTAATTGCCTCGCCTCTATTGTGAAAGAGTGGGAAATCGGGGCGACGGGGCAGGAGGGGGCTTTTGCCTATCGTTACCAATACACCCCGCAGAACTCTCTCGTGGCTTTTTTTGGTTATGCCTCAACCTACCGCGAGGCTATGGATAGCATCGCACACGCCGTTAATTGCGAGGGCAAGAAATGAAGGCGGAAATGAGCGCGGTTAATCTGATCCAATGCCTCGCGGGGGAAATGTTCTGCCACCCTGCCGATGTAGTTCAAGCGATACAGGAAGATGAGGAGGTTCGCGCCTTAGTTCGCAGATACGGCAGGGGCGAGGTCTCTTACGAGGAGGTGAGAGAGGCGGTCAATGCCATCTGCTAATGCTTGCCTTTCCTGTTAGGTTAGCGTAACCTAGCAGGGAGGGGAGGTCTTAGACTTCCATACCTACTACGAAAGGATAAGAGAGTGAGAAAGAGAAACACAGAAACGCGGTTCGCTTGTTCCTGTAACGGGTGTCGGAACTATCCGACAATGCCCGCGCAGATATGGCACGAAGCGCAGATACCTAGCAAGGAGCAGGGAACTTTTTTCTTCCGCAAGGATACGATGAAATTCTTTTCATCTCGTATCGTGGATTTCAAACCCGTCAATAGAGGAGGGGAGATAGATAGTCTTTCGGTGATTGTTTCAAGCCGTCACGGATACGAGGGCGCGAGCCGTTATTACGAGGTAGTAGTGCTATGCCCTTACGGAACTATTCACAGAGAGGGCGAGAGTTTTGACACCCTACGCAAGGCGCGGAAAGAGTGGGATAACACTCTCGCAGGTTTCGCCCCTTGCTCTTGTCACGGGTGCCAATTAGACAGAGAGGTGAGCGAGTGATGTCTAAATGGATAGCGTGCGGGGCATTTGAGAACCCGCAACGGGCTAAAAGTTACGCCCGATTTTCCTCTAAATTGGATTACACAACACAAGAGGAGGCGGAAGCGGAGGCGCAACAATGGCGCAACGAGAACCGATACGCGTTTATTTGGGTGGAAAGGGTAGGAAAATAATGTTTGAGGTATCTACGAATTGGATCAACGGACTAGGACAGGTCATCACCTACGCCCTGATAATCGGCGCGGTGTTGTGGCTCTTGAGTAAAATAAAAATCAACGAACGAAAGGATAAGTAACAATGGGCGCAGACTTACTGCTCAATTATGTGGAGATAGCCGAGCCGAGAGAGAAGGCGCAGGCGCGTTTAGATAAATTACAGATAACAAAGGAACACCTAGAAGCCTTTGAGAACTGCGGTGAATACCAATTTTCAGATGAGGAGTTTAGCGAGCAAATTCAAAAGGGTATGAGGGCAAGGATACAACGGGCTTTAGATGTGGTCTATGACAACGATGAGAAATGGACAACCCGTGATGTAACGCGCCTTATCATAGACGGAAACCGAACCTTTCTATTCACGGGCGGTATGAGTTGGGGAGATGATCCAACTAATTCTTATACAGATTTTTGGATTTTCTTTGAATTCTTAGGCTATCCCTCACACGAAAGCCCCGATAGTGAGGCGGTTCGCAAGTGGAAGGCAGGCGAGTAAATGGATAAGTGTCGTTTTTGTGGGTTGCGTGGGTTGGTGTTATCCACTGCCAACGCTGACTATTCTTGCGAACACTGTGGAGAGTGGCAGGAGGCTATTCTCGGAAGTGCGTGGGAGATTACAGGCTACGAGATAGAGGAGGCGAACAAGTGAGTGAGGAGATTATCGGCGTATATCTTGACGATAGTTTGATATGCGTGCCGTGTAGCACAACAGGTGAGGGAGAGAGGGCGACCGCGCAAGCCCTACCCGATGGCTTCACCTGTGATAATTGCTTGGAGGTAGTCAATGTCTAACGAGTGCGAGTGCCGATTAGAGAACGACTATCTAACGCTATGCGAGGGGCATAAGTTAGAACTAGAGAACCTAAAAAATAATCCGCCCTTATGGGCTATTAGAGCGAGGAGAGGCAAGTGGAAATCAAGTTACTAGACCACACCAATACAGGGTGGGCGAGAAGGATACTGATTACCTATGAAGGAGAGAAATACCCAATTACCCTTACTTGGGAGAATTGGGAAGGCTACGAAATAACAAGTGGCTATGACGATCTGCCCGAAAGTTTCAAGGAGAAATACACCGAAGGGCTAGACCTATACCGATTACTAGACGATACAACGAGTGAGGAGTTATCTAATGCGTGAATATGGAATACGAAAGACAGAAACCTACTATGTCAGAGCCAATTCTGAGGAGGAGGCTAGGGCGTTAGTAGATGAAATGGACAACTCCTATGCGTGGAGTGTCAATGTGGAGGCTATCTGGGCAGGGGCAGAGGAGGAGAACGCTAATGTCTAAATGGACAGTATGGGTGGGCGGTGGCGAGATCAACTCCTACTACCTAACCAAAGAGGAAGCGTTAGAACTAGCGCAGGTATGGAAAGACAACGGCTATGACGAGGTAGTGGCGGAGGAAGTCAATGCCTAAAGAACCTTTCTGCCTATGCGCTTTCTGTAATTGTGACTATGACTTACAGGATTATGAGGCACACGAGATCATCTGTGGTGCGTGTGTATCACAATGCTACGAAACAAGAGAGGCACAGGTGCCTACCAATGCCTAAGTGTGGTGTATGTGGGTGGTCTTTCTCAGATAGAACGCTGATGAAACACGCTGAAACCCCGTGTGGGGAGGAGAACGAGAAGGCAGGTAAATACCTGCCTGAAATAGATGATTTACTACGACAAGAGGAGGAGTTTTTCAGTGAATAAAGAATACTATCAAGCAAAGGCAGACCTATGCCGTGACCTTGCTATCAAGCAAATGGTGGAGGGTAACGCGAAGGAGGCAGGGGCTAACCTGATCCGTATGGTCAATGCCCTGAACGAAATCAACCTAATCAACTACAAGGAGGAGAAGGCAAGTGAATAGAGAGATGTATCTGCTCATAGCAGACACGATTACCGCAGTAAAGAACGAGTTTGAAACACCCACTATTGACAATGTGGTAGAGGGATTAGCAGATGCCTTTGAGGGATACGACCCTTACTTTGACAGGGTTATATTCCTCAATGACTGTGAGTTAGCGGAGGCAAATGTATGAAACTCATCAACTTTTATGAGGTAATGGACCGCAAGGGTGATATTGCGTGGGGTGGGGCGAGCGCAAGCGAGGCGGTGGAATGGTTTAGACGAGGCTTAGATAACTCTATATTTGTATCGGTTTGGAATGAGGAAGATATTGAGGAACCTGTACTCGTCACCGACAAGATAGAAGTGACCGCGTTGGTGCTGGCTACCATTACAAGCGAAAGGGAGAGAGGGCGATGACTCACGAGCATTATTGGGAGGCTACGCCTATCCCACAGTATAGTATCTGTGCCTGTGGATACTCTCGCCACTACAGGAAAAGAACTAAGGACTACTGTATCCACGATAGTTATTATCTGTTCAAGCAGTATGAGGAGGCGAGCAAATGATTTTTCTTGGAGTAATAATCGTGACCATAATTGCCTACCTGCTTATAGTGTGGGAGGATAAACTCAATGAACCTAGAGGCTAAACGTAGAATGAAAGAGAAAGATAAGGCATTAGAAAAGCGTATGAGAAACGCTGAGAAGCGAGCCGTGTGGCTACGCAACTATCAGCGAGCAAGAGGGCGAGCGCTTACACGCCTAGCCCAGCAGTACCCCGACCAATTCAAGGAAATCTTGGAAGAAGAAAGGCTATCTGATGAGGCTCAAGGAAAGGCGTGGTTGGATATTAGTGGCACTACCCGTGATGACGCTGGTATTTACCTACCTCCACATAGACAGGACAGTTCATATAGATCTGGGCAAACCAACGCAGATGAGCAGAACCAAAGCAACGTGGGAGGAAAAGAATGAGAACAGAGAATTGGCAAAGCAATATGCGTGGGTTGCGTTTGGTTGGCGAGGAAGAGAATGGCTCTGCCTCCACGATCTTTGGACCCGTGAAAGCAGGTTTGACCACTACGCACAAAACCCAAAGTCAAGCGCTTTCGGAATTGCTCAACTCCTTGGAGAGAGAAGTAGAAAGCCTGCACTCCAAATACTGCGAGGCTTACGTTACATTGACGAGCGTTATGGATCACCTTGTAAGGCTTACAGGTTTGCTCTTAGAAAAGGACACTACTAAGATAGAGAACTACTGACCCGTTCCTTATCCTTTCGCGTCAGTAGTATAGAAGCCCTTGCCTTTGAAAGATATGGCAGGGGCTTCATACTTTCTATTCATAAGTGTATGGCAAGTAGAGCAGGTGGGAGATGACGCTTCTGCGTGGATAGATCGTTCAACCATATACTCAACACCGCAGGTGGGGCAGGAGTATTCGTATTTCATTGTAATCTCTGTTCAATTATTTCGCAGTATTCTTTACTAATTTCACTACCGATATAATTTCTTCCAAGCAAGCGAGCAACGTAAGCGGTCGTGCCAGAACCCATAAATGGGTCATAAACCAAGTCGCCTTTTTTAGACCAAGATACAATATGGTCGTGTGCTAATGCTTCAGGGAAAGGAGCAGGATGCTTCCACCCATTGAAAGATGTGGTGTATTTCCAGATGTTATTGCGAGGAGAAAAGTCAGGAACAGGGTTCTTTAGTTTGCCAGAAAAGTCCTTATGTCCTGCCCATTTATTAGGTTTATCACAGATAAGTTGGTTTGGAACTTTGCCCTTAGCGAACACAAACATATATTCAAATATCTGGGTGTATCTATTTCCATTCGCTCTCGCTGGATAAGCAGGAGAGTTCTTCTCATAAATCATAGTATCGTGTAACTTGAAACCCAAGTCTTTGAAATAAAGTGCTTGACGAAAACTTGTACCCGACTCTGAACCTTCAATAGTTGAGTCACCTACAACCCATACAAGAAGTCCGTTAGGTTTAGTAATCCGATAAAGTTCTTTCGCTATGGCTTCAAAGTCAAAAGAGTATCCATTATATTCTCGCAGGTTATCGTAGGGAGGGGAAGTAATAGTCAGGTCTATATGCTCGTCAGGAAAGCGAGCCATAGTATCCAAGCAATTCTCATTGTAAATCATACCTCTAATAACTCCACAGGTACACGCCACCCTTCAATGGATAGGTCAGCGTATTCATCGTTCATATAATCATCGGCTTGAAACTTGCCATAGATTTCAACGAGAGAGTAATACTCATCATCTAAAACCTTCGCACCTACGATAGTGCGACCAGCATCTTTCTTCCAGAATGGGATAGCACTCTGCGTTCTGATAGTGCGAACCTCAAGGTCGCCTACATCAGAGATGTTCTTGCGTGCCTTGTGTAAGTCGTTGGGATACCAAGGCATATTCCAGCCGAGGTTGTAGTGGCGAGCGACTGCCCACTCTGCCACGTTTGCTCTGATGTTTGCGTTGATCTCTGGCTCTAACTTACCGAACCTTTTTCCAGCAGCGTAGTTGGGTCTATCTTCCGAACCGAACTTGACTAGCCAACGTTCAACGGCGATGAGAGCGCATACTCTCACCTCCGCTTGGGAAAGTTGTATGACTATTGCCAAGGGCTGTCGCCTCCTATATTGTTTTGTAGTTTGCGTAGTGCTTGGGTACATCTACGATCAGCAGTAGAGATAGCGCACTCTAAATACTCAGAGATGAGTTGGAGAGTGAGGTTATCGTGGTAGCGAAGGCGAAGTATTTCTTGGTCTTGCTTCTCTAGTTTCTCGTAAGCCTTCTTGATATCTACCAGCATAGCCAGCAGGTTGCCACCTTCAGCAGGGGCAGAGGGCTTGCGTGGAGTACCATCATTGACAAGGATCTGACTCTGCTCTAAGGCAGTATCACTGATAACGCTCTTGATTACAAACGGCAGGAGTTGTGAGATAGTAACTGTGTCGTAGTACGCTTCATCGTTGAGATGATAGCCAGACTTACTAGCCTTTTCTTTTCTAGCGTAACGCTCTAAACATCTGCGTATCTGCCACGCTACTCGCTTCTCATTCCATTTACGCTGAACCTCATTCTCATCAGAGAGTAGTTCATTGAAGTTCTCAGCACGAGTCAGAACAAAAGCCCACGCCTCTTGAAGGAGGTCACCACGTTCAGTGTATGCCCGAAACCTGCGGTGAATGGTGGTCACCACAGAGGGAACGAGGTCATCGAGTATTGGATGTAGTTGATTTGTCATTGGCTCTCTTATTCATCTCATCTACGTATCGGTCAGCCTTATCACGTTTGTTTCTAGCAATTTCTTTACGGCGTTGATCTGCTTTGTACCACGAATACTTCTCAGTCATTCTTACCTCTGACAATTTGAGCAGCACGATAAAAAGTTTTAGCACGAACCGCTGTGTCATTGAAATTGTACTCGTCACTTATCATTGCATTGGTAGCCTGTTGCTCTAGTTCCAAGGCTATCTGCTCTCTGATTTCTTGCTCAGTCATTGGGTAGTTCAGGCCACTTCTTATCTAATACCATAATTGCAATGGCGGAATAGTTGAGTAAATCTATGAAGGAGTCTCGGAGTGACTCGTTAGAGGGAGCGACCTTGCTATCAAGGAGGTTATTGATTCGAGCCACCTTGTCCCACATTCGCACCCTGAGTCCGTTGAGTGGGCCACCTGGACTGTGAGCGATGTTCTTTGGGCCGTAATCTTTATGCTTGCGTAGAAGCAGATTTCCTGCTGTGTCGAGGATTCTCCAGACATCTTTTACAAACTCCTCATCTACTTTCTTGCTGGCATCGGCTGGCAAGTTATCGTCCCAGCCTTGTAATCTATCGAGACTATTATCATCCCCATATCCATCAATAATCTGGCTGCCTCTTGGAGATCCTTTTTCTTGCTCACTCACTTCACTCCTCCTAATAGGGTTGATAACTCTTCTGGTCCGTGCTGTAAATAAAACTCATTGATATCCATACCAAGCGGTAAGTTTACTATCTGAGAGTTGATAACTTCAGACGCAACACGCTTGGAAAACTCTGCTCCTGGGTTAGTCCCGTCCTCTTTCAAATCATTATCGCCTACCACATAGACAGTATCAAAGCCCGTCAATAACTTGGCATAGTACGGCTTCCACGCAGCAACTCCTGGCACTCCCACTGCTGGGATACCTAAGATGCCAGAGATAATCACTGCATCTAACTCACCTTCAGTAATCACAATATGTGATGAGTCCACCGCTACATCAACCACGTTATACAGGTGCAACTTCTGCCCTGTTGGTTGCCCATACTTAGGCTTGCCATCATCTAATCTTCTAAACTTTACGCTGACTGCAATACCAAGAGCCGTGATATATGGAATGGATAGCCACCCAACAAACTGTTCGTGACCAGGGGCAGGATCCACAACAGTTCCCAACATAAACTGGTCTGCAACTTCCTTAGATATTCCACGTCCTTCGAGATACTTTAGCGTTGCCTCGTCTATGCTTTGACTGTAACGTGTGACCGCTTCCAGTAACAATTTCGACTGCTCGTTTGACTGCATCTTTGAACTCCAAGTTC